CTAGGACTGCCCCACCACTGGAATACAGGCGCATGTATAGGTCGCCAAATTCTAGGGCGTAGGCTTGAATTTTGTTAAATTCAAAAGTGATTAGGCGAGTGGTCTTTGTGCTGTCCTTGACTTCTTTGATGAACGTCGTACCATTTCGATTAGACAGACCGCCTTCGGCCTGTACGAAATAGTTGTCGGCCTGTTTTACTGCGGAGCCAAATTTATTAAGATCAATTCTAGCGTATGTAGATTGTGAAATCACTCCACCGCCAAAACTTACTTGGGGAATCTGGATGGGCATTATTCACTTCCTCTGGCGATTTCCCATGGTGCTTGCAGTTCTGGATCAGTGGTCTGCTCGTTACTGTTTGCGGCTTTAGCCGCACCATAAGTGGCACGATAAATCTTCAGGCATGCCTCTTGAATTTTAAGGTCGCCAGTTATACCCGGAGCCAGTTCCGATCCAAGATACCAGCCAAGAGCGGAAGTGAACCCGGAGCTAAAGAGCGAGGTGTTCTTCACATCTCTCGTATAAACTCCGACAGCCTGATACCTGTCAGTGACTACGCTTAATCCGCTGTCAGTGCCATCATCTTCGATTTCGTATGGCGTGGGTTGGCCCTGTCTTGTGTCACGCTCGATCTCACGAAAATGTACGCAATCAGCCGGATAATCGTAACGATAGAGCCAATTCGTCGGTCTAGTTCCAACCTCTGCAAGCGTCAAACGCTTCTTCGCAAAGTTCCACCAATGGTCAGATAGAACAAAAAGACGGCAGACATCGTAATGAATCCTGCACTGTACCGCCGTGGTTCCGCTATCGGTATCAAGGTTTGCAATGAGAGTTTGCGTTTGATGAATATGCGATAAAGCTAGGTTACATATCTGAGCTTTGGTTGCCATCTACAGTCTCCGGTTTTACGTCTAAAAAAGAAGGCGGGGCCGAAGCCCCAACCCCCTAAACCCCCAGATGTTTATACTGCCGCTGAGAACGGAGTTGCTTCTGTACCCGTGGACTTTAAGAAACCTTCTAACATCCACTGACCGGACGCAACATCAGTCAACCTCACCCAACTGCCAAGCAGGCCACCAGTGGTGGTTTTGTTCATGGTGATGGTATCGGATGTAGCCGCAGACAGCATGGTAACGCCAGCAATATCCGTGCTGATAGCCACGCCGCCAAGCATAACATCACTTGAACTGGCAACCTGAACTATGTAATTGCCAGAGGTGAGAGTTAGCGTACAAAAAATGGTGTAGACATCCCCGGTTCCTGTTGCCGCAGGCAACGTAATCGTCAACCCTGCGAGTAAGGCGATGTTCACAATCCTTCCCGCATCCTTAACCGCTGTGAGAGTTTCACTTGCGACATAAGAGTTGATGCCCATTCCTTGCATCCCCTTCCCGTTTAGATAAATACCGGACTGCCTGATCTGAACAGGATTGCTAATGCCCCTCCCCCTGAACTGATGGAGAACCTGATCCGATTTGTCGGTCAGGAGGGCAACGCAGGTTCCGCTTGTGTCTGTGGTCACGATGAGTCGGAGTTGTTCACCATAATTTTTCGTGGTGTAATAAGCGGCTACGGTTGCATTGGGCGTACTCCATGACTGGATACTAAACCAAGCACCTTCACCGATTTTCCTCTGAAGCTCAATGACCATGCTGTAAGTACCAGACAGATTGACAAGCACATTCTCGCCTGCCGCTGGGACGGTCAAAGATATAGAATCTGAAACACCTGTAAATGAAGCCATAATTATTACTCCTTATTTGATGAAAGGGGCCGAAGCCCCATCCACGTTTTATTTTGCCTGCGTTAGTTTAGTGGTTACAGCCGCACTAGCCGCAGATGCTTTACTGTTCTTCTTGGGTTTTGCTTTCGACTTCTCAGCTTTCGGATTTGGAAGTTTCTTCATCCATTTTTTAGAGAAATGCTCCTCAGCTTGGACGACAAATTTTGAACCCTTAAACTGATAAGTGTTCGAGTAAAACCCATTTTGTAATGCTTGAACTACGAAAGGCATCAGCCTTACTCCTTGCTAATTAGCGATTGCCCCATGTTGATTCAAGTTTCATAATTCCGGCTGTGACTTTTCCGACAGTCGGTGTGGTTCCTGTCACAGTGTAATTGAACCTTGTGTACTGTTCCAAGGTGGTGTGCGGGATGAAGCGCACAGCCATCTTCGCACCCACAACCAGACTCGCCAAGACAATCGTCTCAGAGAAGATGGTCGTACCTGATCCAAACGCCGCATTGTCGTCCGTTTGGAAAGCAAATGCGATGTTGGTAAGGTTGTCGAATGCCTCTGTGACTACTAGGCCAAGAGCGATACCAGACATGCCCTTGTCGTCCACGATCTTAATGCTTGAGTGAACCCATGTGCCGGGATCACCGTGGTCAATTACATTGGTAGATGCAACAGTGGCAGTAATAGCCTGCCCATCTGAATACAACTCCTCTGCGCTCATAATGCTCATAACATTTCTCCTTAAAGAGTGTATTAAAGAAATACGTTTCAACTAAAAACCGCAGAGGGTATCAGGTGATCCGTGATTCTGTTCCTACAATTTGATCTACCTGTCGAATAGGAACGCCACGGTAGGTCATTACTTCCTTACCTTCGATCTCACGAGGTCGCAACCTGACGAAGTTATCGCTTCCGCCAGCGTTCACGCCCAGTGCGTCAAGGGCTTCAAACATGTCCTTGTTGCAATACACAACGGTTCGGCCCATGCCGAAGTTACCGTCCATACCATTGCCCGGAGTATTTGTTCCGCTATCCACGGTGCGAATACCATGAATCTGGTAGTACGCCTTCCGCATGAAATGGTATAGGTCGTTACCCGATCCATCAACGTCTGTCGGATCGGCGGCTATAACTGAAGTGTCGAGGTTTGCAATGCGAACAATCTTGCGCCAGTCACGAACGGTCACACCACAATGCCAACGGAAAGTTTCTTCCAGAGCATAGTATGCGTTGCCATCGTCATCCAGCACACGCTGTTTCCCGTGGTCTTCACGAGCCAGACCAGCGTTTGATCCCTTCGGGTAGAGGAGGCAGGTTGAGTCCATACCCCATGTAACAAACCAGATGGAGGTATTGTCAGACCCGGTTCCGCCAGCGTCAATGATCTGTGACCCGGTTTCAGCCGTCAGGCTATTGAATCGAGGAGCAAGCCCAGTGATCTTCTCTGGGTTTGAATCCTGATTTTCATAAATGATCGCACGAGCCATCTCCTGAGACATTGCCTCAAGATAAGACTGCGCTTCCTGCAAACGGAATGCGCCAAGGTTCGGCTCGATCTCTGCCAGCCTTGCGTCAACCGTTGAGCGACCTTCTACGAACCCGGTTGTATCTGTGACCTGAGTGCGTTGCGCCTTGCCATTTGGAATACCCTGATAGAGTTTTCCCCATGTAACAGGAGGCAGGCCACTCAAGATCGTATGCTTGTGTTGTTTACCCTCGTTACACTCTCTGGTGATTGCGTCATCGAGGATAGAGTTGGTCTGTCGCAACATATTGATAATGTCTGCGACTTGCCCTGTCTTGGTTTTGCCTTTATAAATATCTGCCAAGCCAAGGAATGAATTGCCGATGGTAGCCATAAGCTATATCTCCTTACAAATTTTATTGTTCCAAGTTCTCTGACTACTTATCTGCCCCGCCCTCGCCGTCTTCACCGTACCATCGAGACTCGATTGGAACGACATTGTTCTCACGGCCTTGAGCGATCTGATCTTCCGTCAAAGTTTTACCTGCGTTGTATAGGAACAGTTGAAAGTCAGGATTGTCCATCCAGCCGAAGTGTTCTCCCATCTTCACGAGTTCTTGATTCCCGAAGTGGTTTAACGCCCCCATCATGATGGCTTTGTTCTCTTTGTAATCATTGCCACCATAAACTTTATGGGACTTGGCTTCGTCTGACCAGCCTTTCCTAATACCCTCCCACTGTTCCATGGTTCTGTCAGTGGCCTCTTTCATTTTGTTGGCATAGAGGCTGACCAAAGCCTGATCCCTTTCCTTGCCAGATAGCTCTTTGTTGTTGGCTACCCCCAAGAATTCGGTCATC